TATTTAATGACTTTTTCGGAGGTTCCCACACTCGACTCTTGGAGCCAAGTCTGGTTTCCTCTGCCGAGTGTTTTCCGCACACTACCAGGTGGGCGATACTCTTCAAAACGCTGGCAGGGAATTATAAATTCCCTTCGCGTTAAGTTAGGTGAGCTTAATAATTCTAAGCGTTCACGTTACGTGAACCGAATTATTAGGATCGTAAACTCTTTTATAAGCGCATTAGCGATCTCTCTCCCTCATTTAGTTAAAGGAGGACCCTCCACATCTACGATGTGGAAGGAGACTTTTCTCGGTATCCGAGAGTTTGTCTATTGGTCCTTTGAGGTCTACATACATTGTGGAGAATATTTTCTCGTTGAACGAGTTAAATTTCTCTATAAGTATTGTAGGTTCCTGGGACTTGAAGCCCTGGGAGATCTACCTCAACCTCCTTGTAATATGTTGGGTAATCGAAATCTTATCTTTAAAGGTAAGAAGATAACCCTTCAGTGTCTTAGTTTTTTCCGTGGGCATTGTCTAGCTCTGGTTCCACCAGAGTTAAGACAGTTTAGAAAAAACCGCTGTGGATTTTCCATAGTAGGTTTTTCTAACCGTGCCGCGCTCTTCTTTTCATCTGGATCACGGGGGCTTCCGCCCGCCGGAGACAGAGTAAGAAGAGAGGCTCTAAAGGAACATCAAATGTTCCTGAGTCGCGACAATGGTTCGATCGCCCTAAACCGCTACATAGATGTACGCGAGTTAGGGTTTCGATACGCCATCGCGTTTGTAACGCGATATACGAACAGGGATCCTCTCGATTATCGAGATATCCATGTTCCAGTATCAAATTCAGCGTGTCTCGGTCGAACTCTCTCCCAAGGAGGGATTCGAACCGAGTATGTAGAGCGCTTAAGCGCGTCTAAAAAACAGCTGATTGATCAAACCAAAAGGGCCCTTACTTTCGATCTATCGGTCCCCCCGAAGGGTGACACAGATGAAAGTTTTAAAGTCCGCCTTGCTGCGATTTTTGCCAAGAGCTTAGCTATTGGTGAACGTCGCAGATCTGAAGAGGCTGGATGGAAAGATACTAAATTATTACCTTCTTGGCAAGATTGGCGTCTTGTTGATCTCAACCAAAGGTTGAGTGATAACATAATACTTAACTCTTTAAGAGTTGGTAGACCCTTCTTCTTCCAGAAAGTTGATAATAAAGAGATATTCGTAGAATATTCCTCTTTGACTACAAGGAAGCCTGTTGTCTATGTACCGCAATCAGATTGCGTTGCAAAGATAATTTCTATTGAGGAACAGGGTTACAAGGCAAGAATCTTGTCCTGTATGCCTGCAGAAGTTGTTTATTGCGGACATTTATGGCGTACTCTTCTAAAGAAAATCTTTAGAAAGAGTGGGCACATATCTGTCTTCAATAAAGATGCCTGGCGCCCACTTTCAAAGTGGGTTATGGCCACTTCTGAGAGATTTGAGGCATTCAAAAGCAATAGATATCTTGTCTACTCAGTAGACATGAAAAGTGCGACAGACCTTCTGCCGCATAACTTATTGGAAGGTTTCATTGCTGGGATTGCTGAGCATACCCGGCAACATCAACCCAAACTGTTCTTTCAGGATGAGAGGCTTCAGCTTGCGCTGAAGTTTATCTATCCTTGGGTATC